TTGCGTGAGTCTCAAATACTAACGAGCCTACATAATAAAGGTTACGTTGGCGGCTTAAGCCAGTACACCGAAGGTCTAAACCCTTTTAAATCTAACACTGGATATGGCGACCGAAACTCTATTGAGACTGTCGGACGTTTAGCTTTGACAGGTGCGGGTGCTAGTATAAACCCTATTATACCAGCCGCTCAGTTAGGCGCAGTTGGTGGCGCACGAGCAGTCGATGCGATGACGGGTAGTCGCTCTCGTGTAAACAAGTTCGTAAACCAGAACAAAGACGGCGCACCTTTAACTGCATCAGGTCAATCGTTCCAAGAAGACCAATTCCAAGCAGAGCAAGATGAAATCGCTAGAAATGCCGCAGAAGAAGCCCAGAAGCAAGCACAAGCTGATGCCGATGCCCAACAACAGTCTCAGAACGCACAGGAAACCGCTGAAGCCAATCGAGTAGCTGGGCAACGCAATGCTCCTCCTACTTTAGAAAGCCCTCAGTGGACGATGGAGACAGCTACAGGCTTAGACAAGAACGGTGTCGCTATGGCACTCCGTATGCTTGAGCGTCTACCAAGTACACCTGTTGGCATCCGTAAAGCTATCGATGGCTACAGAAAGACTGTAGATACAGGCGGTAAGGTTCCAAACTTAAGCCCTCTTATACGTTTCGTAAACTCTACAGCTAATGATAATTCTCAGTTCATCCAGCGAGTAGCTCAGCCTGATACAGGTGTAGAGCAGCAGCAGGTACAGGTTGACAAAACAGAAGCTTACAAGCAGACCGAAGGATACCGCAGAGGCATCGAGGCTAACCAGAAAGCTGGTAGTGACCTAAGCGCCTCTATGAATGCTGATAAGAGTATTAGCCGTATTGATAAAGCCAAGCTTGGTAATGCGATACAACAGCTTCAGTTAAACTTAGGCGAGAACCCTCTACAGGCAGTACAGAGCATTGTTTCTGATCTGTCTAAGTCTGGTATCTCACAAGAGTTACTACAGAAGTACATCGCTCCTTATGCTGACCGTGTTGCGAGACAGCAGCCGAAGCCTGACGTGCCTACTTTTGATAATCGTGACCCTGCTGCATACAAGGATGCTCAGTTTATTTTACCTGAGCTAAGAGATTCGTTTCTAAATTCATTACCTGAAGATGCGTCCTTTGACGAAGCTATGGATTGGTCTGAAGGTCAGACTCCGAATGTACGCAACTTCTTAAAAGCATTAGAGCGTGATGACTGGCTTGGGTTTGATTACCCAGCACAATCTATAGATGCAGCAATGTCTGAAGAGGCCGATAACTTTAACCTTTCACAAGGCACTAAGTCAGCTTTGGGAAGACTGGTTAACGAGCCTGACATTCCGATGTTAGACGACCGCACTAAGGCTACACCGTCTGCTGAATCTGATCCGTTTAACATCGGCGAAGACATGGGTAGAACCATTCTTGGGATGTACCCAACAGAAGGCGCTACGTCTCCTTTCAAGGTTAAACGTAAAGTAGAAGGCATAAAGAAGTTGTTCAGTGAGTTGTACGTCAAGACTACTGGTACAACAGACCCGATTGAGCAAGCACCTGAGAACGTAGATACGGTAGCAAAGACTATAGCTACTGAAGCTATGCGAGCACTTGAAGAAGATAGCACTGCAATTGGTTGGTACGACCGTGTACTAGATAGAGCAATGACTATCTTAGAAATGACTGACCCTGACGTATCGGCAACGCCTGAATTAGAGACTACATTTAAGTATGGTTTAGCTGTTACATCGAATGGTCAGGCTGTTGATGATAACTTTAAATATGCCGTAGACGTTTTTAACTTCTTTAAGCAGAACGGACGTTTACCTGAGACTAAGAAAGAGTTTAAGCAAGGCGGTAAAAATAACACTGCAATGCTTCAGTCTTTTAAGTTCTTCAACGCTTACACTGACGTTCACAACCGAGGCGGTGTTGAAGAAAGCTTACAAGAGTTCCTTGCTCATGATTTTAGACGAGGTGACCTTGATAAATACATTAAAGGTTTTAACCAAGAGCATGGCACTAAACTTTCAGTCGGTACAAGTGAAAGCGTAGATACAATGATCAAAGGTTCCTATGTAATGGGGCCAAAGATTGGTCAAGGTTTCTACCAGAACCTCACGGGTAACTACGATCCACTAACCACTGATATCTGGTGGATGCGGATGTTCAACCGCCATATCGGAAGACCTCTTGAGCCTCGTAAGTCAGAAGCTCATATGAAGAAGTCTAAAGCCACTATTGTCGATAAGATTAAATCAGCCAAGAAAGGCTCAATGCAGTTTGATCTCGTCAAAGACGCTTTAAACGTACTAGGTGAAAAGAAAGCTGGACTATATGCTGATAATTCTCGCCTGACACCGTTTTTAAAGCAGTTACAAAAGTCTGGTGACAAGTGGTATAAGCAGTATGCGAAAGACAATGGCGTTAACCCTACTTTTGAAAAGGGTAACCTTTACACCTTAGTAAAGACATACAACGCTAACACAGTAGACCAACCGCAAGAAGCTCCAAGTGGCCCTAAAGAGCGTCAGTTCATGAGACAAGTTACGTCTCGTGCTCTTGAACTATTAGCAACTCAGGGTATAGATATAACTACAGCCGACTTTCAGGCGCTTATGTGGTATCCTGAGAAACGTCTGTTTAAGATGATAGGCGTTCAATCAGGTAACGGTTCTGATAACGACTACGAAGACGCAGCAAGGTTATTAGCCTCAAAACAGGGTATTTCTAATGAGCAAATTGAAAAAACACTCTCCAAGTCAGGAAGAGGGGCAGATGGAGTCTCTGGTGGGGCAGTGTCCCGACAACAAGATGGAGGAACTAATACTGGGACTCGGTCGGTTGATGGCTCAACAGAAGCAATCCCAGCCCTCACAATCCCAACCTACGATGACTTCTCCGGCCCTGAAGCTGAAATAAAAGACTTCCCACCAGTCTCAAAAGTTCACTTCGCAAAAGCTAAAGAAGTTCTATCTGGCAAAGCTTTTAACATCGGTAAAGATGGTGACCCGTTAGAACACGGTGTCAATGACCCGTATGTTCTATCTCTTGTCGCTCGTACTTTTGACACTACTATCGAGTATGTAAGTAACCAATCTGATTTAGATGCGGTCTCTGACCTCTATAATCGCAAAAGAATGTCTTACAACCAGCAGTGGTCTGGTAAATTTATACCTAACGGTGACGTTTCGTTAAATGTTAAGGAAAACTATTGGGGCTACATACGCTCAGGTGGTGGTGTTGCGATTGTAAAAGAGGCAGACGCTAACGATCAGATGAGGACAGCAACTCACGAGGCTGGTCATGGCATTACGATGTACACCGAAAGTGGTGAATTCGATAAGGCTATGAAAAACCCTATTAACAATCGCAAAGGCCCGAAAGGAAGGCCAGAGTCGATTGTGCAGGGTAGCTTCCAAGGTTACTTCTTTGAAACAATAATGGCAAAACCAAAGAAAGAGCGTGATGCCTTTATTAAAGAGATTACCTATGTTCAGCAGGAGCTAATGTTCTCTACTAAAGATATGAGGGATCAAGGTGAAAGCACTCCTTTCCGAGTAGCCGGTGAATTAGGTGGTTACAAAGATATGCCTTACGGCGAGGGTATGAGATGGAAAAGGGCTAACATTAAAGAGAACCTGATCAAGCGAGCTGGTTTAGATATTAAGGATATTAGTGCTGAAAAGCTGCGTAGCCTTGATAATAACAAAACCTTCAAAAAGCTTATGAAGGATGCTACGAAGGATGACACTGAGTACGAGCGTGGTTATTTAATGGATTACGCAGAGTCTATTGTTGACCCTTTCATGTACATCCTGACAGATCCTAAGCAAGCTAAGAAAGACATTCCTAAGTTTTACAAACTGGCTAAGGACTTCTTTAATAGCAGCGGTGGCCCTCTTAAGTTCTTCTCTGCACTTCTTGCGCTAGTCATAGCGACTGAAGAAGAAGAGGAAGAGCGTAACGTCATGGCACAAGGCGCACTCAGTCCTCAAGGGCAGGGCGCATTGGCAATGGTATGACGGATAAGAAGAAGTATCCGCAACGAGCACCCAAGAAGAACTACTTTGCTGAACTCGCTAAAACCGAGGAAGGCAGAGAGTTACGAAAGGCGTGGTCAAACAAGCCCCGTAAGAACGCTGGAAGACCATCTGGCGTTCCTCACGGACATACTAAAGATAGTATTGCCCCTTTACGGGTGAAAGCTAAAGAAGAAGCCAAACGGGTGGTAAAATATATGGAAGACAACGGTGAGAAGTTTGAAGACCACTATGCAAAAGAGGCTATGGAATCTGCGGTTGAGATCATGCGTACCGAAGGTGGTACTCGTGATCGTCTCGCAGCAGCCCGACTTGTGTTAGACTTCACCAAGCAAAAACCAGTGACTAAATCCGATGTCACTGTAGGCAAAGCAGAGGACTTCTTAGCAGGTCTTCTTGCAGAGGAAGAGCATGGACAAACGACTGAAACAGGTGAGAAAGAAACTCTACAGTGACTTTCCTTACTATGCTAAAGCAGCTCTAAGAATTAGAACGAAAGCGGGGCAGATTGAGCCACTGAACCTTAACCCCGCTCAGACTATTCTCGACGAAGCTGTAACAGCACAGATGAAAGCGGATGGTAAAATCCGCATTATCATCTTAAAGGCCCGACAACAGGGATTAAGCACTTACACAGGTGGTTACCTTTACTTCTCAGTATCACAGCAGAAAGCACGAAAGGCGATGGTTATTACTCACCATGCTGATAGTACTCGTGCGCTGTTTGATATGACTAAGAGATATCACGATAACTGCCCAGACGCATTAAAACCCCACACTAAATACTCATCTAGGAAAGAAATAAGCTTTGATGTACTTGATAGCTCATTTGTTGTCGCAACCGCAGGTGGTGACAGCGTTGGTCGAGGAGAAACCCTCACGCACGTCCACTGCTCGGAGCTGGCCTTCTGGCCTAAAAGCTCAGCACCTGATATCTGGAATGGCCTCTTACAGGCCGTACCTAACTCGCCTAACACAGCCGTTTTTGTCGAAAGTACTGCTAATGGCGTTAGTGGTGTTTATTACGATCTCTGGAGAGGGGCTATTGAGGGCAAGAATGGTTTCGTGCCTGTCTTTATCCCTTGGTTCACCGACCCTACCTATAGAGAGAAAGTCTCCGAGAACTTTGAACGAACTCCTGACGAGGAAGACCTTGCAGGACTATATAGCTTAGACGATGAACAGCTCATGTTCAGAAGACGTAAGGTTGCTCAGAATGGCTTAGATCTATTTAAGCAAGAGTATCCAAGCGAACCTGAAGAGGCGTTCTTAACCACTGGTCGCCCCGTGTTTAATCTTGAGTATCTATCAAAGGCAATGAAGAGCACACGAGATGTCGAACAACGACTTGCATTAGAAGCAGGTAAGTTTGAAGACAACAACCGTGGAGAGCTGACGACTTATCGTAAGCACAACACTGGTGAGCAGTATGTAATCGGTGCTGACGTTGCGATGGGTATTAACCAAGGTGACTATAGTGTTGCTCAGGTTCTCGACAGTAAGAAACGACAAGTAGCAGTATGGCGGGGCAGGGTTCACCCTGATTACTTCGCTGAAATACTTCAGGCGTTAGGTTACTACTATAACGAAGCATTGATCATAGTAGAAAACAACGGTCACGGTATTTTAACGTGTACCCGACTGGGGAAGGACTACGCTTATCCTAACTTTTATACTGAAGTACAAATCGATAAAATTACAGATCAAGAAACGGTTAAACTAGGCTTCACAACCACAGCTAAAACAAAACCGCTTATCATCGACCAACTCAGAGCTAGTACAAGAGATGGCGATATCGAGCTTAATGACATGGTAACTATCCGCGAAATGCTGACTTATATCGTATCCAACTCAGGATCGATGGAGGCAGAACATGGCTGCTACGATGACTGCGTTATGGCTTTAGCATTGGCAAACCACGTCCACGAGGGCGCATGGGAGCCTATTGAATCAACCGATGACTATTATCAGGACATGCTCTAATGGCTAAACGAAAAGAATATAAACCAATGTCGGACGCAGAGATCATTGTTCTCGTTGAGAATAATATCAAGCGTTCTGTTGGTTATTACGATAGTGAGATCAGTGCCGAGCGTCAGAAGGTTACCGAGTATTACAACGGTACAAAACCTAAAGCACCCGAAGGTAAAAGCAAGTATATATCAATGGATGTGTATGACGCTGTAGAGTCCATGAAGGCAGCATTACTGGAGACCTTCTCAGCGGGCAGCCAAGTTTGTAAGTTCGCACCACAAGGCCCAGAAGACGTTAGAAAGGCAGAGGTATGCACTACATACACTGACTACGTAACATTCCGTCAAAACGATCTCATGTCTGTGATGAACCACGTTATTCACGATGGTTTAACCGCTCGTGTTGGCATGGCTAAAGTCTTTTGGGACGAGCGTATCGACCTCGTTGAGGAAGACTACGAAGACTTGATAGCTGATGAGTTAGATATGTTACTCGCTCAAGACGGAGTTGCTCTTGTAAATAACGAAGAGGACGACTTCGGTTTCAACTCTGGAACCATCACGGTTGAGCAGGATCGTAGTCAAGTAGCTATCGAAGCTGTTGCCCCTGAAGAGTTTCTCATAGAAGCACAGGCTCGTAGCTTAGACTTCACCTTGATTAACTTCTGCGCCCAGCGCACGGTTAAGACTCTCTCTGATCTACGAGAGATGGGCTTTGACGATGATCTTATCGATAACATCGGTGATCACGAAGACGTTGAGCACGAAAGCTCACCAGAGATCCTCGCACGTCACGAAGGTGCTGGTGGTACTGTTGGTTTTGACTCTAGCGGTTACCAAGACCAAGTACGTAAAGTCATGGTGTACGAAGCTTACATTAACCTCGACAAAGAAGGCGAAGGTATCGCAAAGCTTTACCGAGTACTCAAGGCTGGTAACAGTCTTCTTGCTTGTGATGCTGTTGATCGTATCCCGTTTGTATCGTTTGCTCCTATTCCTGTTGCTCACGCATTCTATGGTAGTAACTTCGGTCAGAAAGTCATAGCGACACAGAACGCCCGTACAGTGCTTACACGCTCGATCTTAGATCATGCTGCGGTTACTAATGCTCCTCGTTATCTTGTTACTAAGGGCGGTCTTACGAACCCTAAAGAGCTTATCGATAGCCGTGTAGGTGGCTTGGTCAACGTAACACGACCTGACGCTATTATGCCTATGCCGCAAGCACCACTTAACCCGTTTGTATTCCAGACGATTAAGATGCTTGATGAAGACAAAGAAGATAACACTGGCGTGTCTCGTATGTCGCAAGGCACGAACAAAGACGCAGTATCAAAGCAGAACTCTGCTGCAATGATCGAACAGTTAGCTACGATGTCACAACAGCGACAGAAGATTATCGCTAGACACTTTGCTAACCAGTTTATGAAGCCGTTGTTCTCTGAAGTTTATCAACTGTGTGTTGAGAACGAAGACTACGAAAAGATCGTTGAAGTTGCTGGTGATTACGTTGAGATCAACCCGTCTACGTTTATCGAGAAGCGTGACATCATGGTTGAGCTTCGCTTAGGCTACGGTGAGCAAGAAAAAGACGCTCAGAAGTTCTTAAGCCTCCACCAGATGTTTTCCCAAGATCCTAAATTAGCACCTATGTATCAAGCACAGAATGCCTATGCTTTGATGAAGGATGCATTGAAGGCTCAGGGTATAATGAATGTCGAGGAGTACTTAACACCTCCTGATCAACTACCTCAGCAGCAACCTGATCCAATGCAGCAAATGCAAGTGCAGATGGCTCAGAAACAGCTTGAGTTATCAGAGCGTCAGACAGCGGTTGCTGAGCAGAATAACCAGATCAAGGCTAAAGTTGAAAAGGCTAAAGGTGATCTAAATGCTCAACAATTCTTAAAAGACAAAGAAGTAAAAGATAGTGTGCAAGGTCTTAAAGAGAAGCAGTTTGAGCATAAGAAACAGATTGATATCGCCGAGCTTCAGATTCTAAGAACAGCCGAAGACGTTAGAGGAATAGCTTCACCATAACAGGATAAAGCTTATGTCCGATGTTGAACATTTAAACGACCATAAAGACTTCGTTGAGAGCCGCTCAAGTTATGATGATATGTATAACGAGCTTGAGTCGGTTCTTGAGAAGTTTGACGGACTTGTCTTCGCTCATGAGAAGGTAGCCGCCTTAGAAACTATTAAGGCACTTGTTATCTTTTCTGAGTGTGTGGACATGGAATAAAACCACTACCAATGGAGAGCATCCAGTAATGAACGAAGAAGAACTAATCGCTTTAGGCGATGACGCAGAGGGCTTGCTTAAAAGCAGCTCTTTCAACCGTGTAATCAACTCACTTGTCGATGGGACTTTTCAGACGTTTGTTAACACAAACCCTGAGGATCACATAGGACGAGAGCGTTCTTACGCACACTATCGAGCACTCGTGGATATTACTAACACACTACGCCAGCAGGTTTCGGTGCGTGATGGGATTAATACTAAGAGTGACGAAATTAACGGTAACAACGACCAAGAGGTTTAAAGCACCATGTCTGACAACGTGCCTACTCAAGAAAGAATCGCACTCGATACCGATGATGCGGCAAATGCCCTTTTAGCTAGATGGTCTGACGATGAGAATCTATCAGACGAAAGTGACGAGGCGACAGTTGAAGATTCAGATATAGAGACTCCTGATGAAGAACTGAATGAAGAAGAAACGGAAGTAGAATCCGATGAAGATGATGAAGACCTTGAAGAAGAAGACTCAACCGACGAAGACGGTGAAGCAGAAGAAGAAGACGAAAGCGAAGAAGTATTAGACCTTTCGGACGACACTAATGTTGATATCGTTGTTGACGGTGAGACTAAGCAAGCATCTATCAAAAGTCTTAAACGGTTATACGGACAAGAAGCTTCACTAACTCGCAAGTCTCAAGAACTCGCTACCCAGCGAAAACAAGCCGATGATGCCGTTGGTAAATCCAATGTCGTACTTCAGCGGATGCTTGAAAAAGCGCAGGAACGGTTTAAGCCTTACCAAGATGTCGATATGCTAGTTGCTAGTAAAACGATGTCTAACGAAGACTTCGCCCTTCTACGTAAAGAAGCGCAGACAGCACAGCAAGACCTACACTTCCTCCAGCAAGAAGCAGATCAATTCTATGGTCATCTAAAGCAGCAGCAACAGTCTGTTATGCAAGATCAGGCCAAAGAATGTGTAGCTACACTTCAAGAGAAGATGCCTAACTGGAACAACAAACTGTATGACGATATCCGAGCGTATGCCATATCAACTGGCTTACCTGAGGGGCAAGTTAATCAGATCGTTGATCCGAATGTCATCATGACTTTGAATAAGGCTAGGCTTTATGATGAAGGCAAGAAGGTAGCGACTGTTAAGCGCAAGAAAGCAACCGGCAAGAAGTCCATGCGCTCGAAGACTTCTCCTGCTGTTTCTAAAAATGCACTGGCTGCAAAGAAGCAGAAGATAGCAAGAGATAAGATCCGTGCGAGTGGAGGTAACGACTTTGACGATATCGCCTCTGCAATCCTTGGACGCTGGGAAGAATAAAACCAAACCATCTAAATAAGAGAATATATTATGTCAGCTACAAAGTTTACTACATACGATCAAGTCGGTATTAAAGAAGATGTTTCTTCATTGATTACAGACATTTCACCTACGGATACTCCTTTTGTATCTTCACTTAAGAACGAGAAAGTTTCTAGCCGTACATACGAATGGCAAGAAGATGCATTGGATGCTGCGGGTGCAAACGCATACGCTGAGGGTGCATCTGCTCCTGCTGCTGCTCAGTCTGCAACTACTATGCAGAACAACACTACACAGATCTTAATGAAGACTGTTAAAGTGTCTGGTACTGCTGATGCGGTTGCTACTCATGGCCGTGCAAAAGAAACTGCTTACCAGTTAGGTAAGAAGCTTAAAGAAATCAAACGTGACTACGAACGTGCTTGCGTTGGTATCGACAATGCTGCTGTAGTTGGTGATGACTCTACACCTACTGCTCGTGAGTTTAAATCTGCAAGTCAGATGATTTCTCGTGCTGTAGATGCTGGTAGTAACGCTAATGATGCATTAACTGAAGGCAAGTTACTTGAGTTAGGCCAAGGTTGTTACGAAGCTGGCTCTGAGCCAACTATGTTAATGATCAAACCTGCTGATGCGTTATTGGTTGCTGGTTTTGTTAATACTGCTGCTGGTCGTAACCGTGAGATTCAAGACAGCAAGACTTTGGTTAATGCCATTGAATTGCTAGTGACTCCTTTCGGCGAATACCGAGTTGTTATTAACCGTCACCAAGCTTCAGACTTAGCTTTCCTATTAGATCCGACTATGTGGTCTACTACTACATTACGTCCGTTCTCACGAACTCTATTAGCGAAAGACGGTGATTCAGATTCTCACTTAATCGTAGGTGAAGTTGGCTTGAAACATAAGTCATTCGCAGACGGCGGTAAGATTACTGGCTTAAGCTAATCGTTTAGCAAATTAGTATTGCGGGGGGAGTCGCAGAGGTTGCGCTCTCCTCCTCTGTTCTCCCTGCTTTACTTTTATTAACACCTCCCAATTGGATAGCAAACATGAGTGATTTTAAAGACGCTTTCATGAGCAAACAACTTTTAAACGCTGAATCTGACTTCATCGACATGGATGATAAAAACTTCACCATGAAAAGTGAGCAGGTTATTCCCAGCGCATTTATAGATGATCTACGAGATCAAAGATACGCATCACACGATAGCCGTGAAGGAAACTTTATGAAGGTCGCAAGTATTCCCGTGGTTATACACGAGAAGTGGCTTCGTGAAGGTTTCGATTTATTCAAAGAAAAACACAAGACCGTACTAGCGAAACTCAAGTCAGAAAACCTTGATGCATTCATCGCTACCGATAAGAAACTCTAGTAGGAAAACAATATGAACTACGGCGAAATTAGGACACATTTTAAAGAGCTACTAAACCGCACAGATATCACTCCAGCCCTAATCACGAAGTTCATTGAACAAGGTAATCTCAGGATCGCTCGTATCTTGCGTGTACCGGCAATGGAGCATCTTGAGACTTACTCAATGGATTCTGCTGGTACTCAAAAGATAACCATACCTAGCGTGTTTCTTGAAACCATTGATCTATATCACAGCGGCGGCAACACCTTAGAGCGTGTACCTATGTCTAAGATGTCTCAGCTACGCTCAAGTGATGTGACTGGTGAACCACGGTATTACACCGTGTGCAGGGTGAGTTCTTAATCCACCCATACCCAACATCAGGCACTCTTAGCTTAAGTTACTACGGTGAGTTTGAACCTTTGTATGACAACGGTTTAACTTATGATGCAGCTAACGATGACGCTAACGAAACAACACTCACGAAGATCGCTCCCGATCTACTTATGTATGCGGCGCTAACTTATGCTGCGATGTATTACTTAGATGAACGTGAGCAAGCTTTTGAGACAAAGTACAGAACGCTTCTTGGTGAGATACAGTCTCAGGCTGACGACCAAGAGAGTAGCGGCGGTACACAAGTAATAAACCCAGCTTATGCATACGAGGATTAACCAATGCCTAGCAGCTTTTTCGTAAACAATGGAGGCACGACCGCAGCACGTTCTACAATTGCTGACGATCTTACCGCTTCTTCTAATTCTAAGAGTGACGCACAGAAGCTCGCTATTAACGCTGAAGATGCTCAGTTTACTCTGAGCGATGGAACTACAACTGGTAACTCTGCGCTACACTACAGCGCAAAGGCAGCAGCATCAGCAACCTCCGCATCAGGCTCAGCGTCAACTGCAACTCAACAAGCTGGTCTTGCTAACGATGCAAAGTTAGCCGCACAGACTGCTAAGGCAGAAGCGGTTGTAGCATTCGGTGATAGTGTTCAGCTTACAGGTGATCAGACTATTGCAGGTGCTAAGACTTTCTCAAGTAGTATAGACGTAACAGGCTCTGTAACTGCTTCAGATGGGATATACCTCGGTGGAACTGGGGCGGCTAATAAGCTGGACGATTATGAAGAGGGGACTTGGACGCCTAGCTTAT